CAGTATCAATATCAGGTGCTTCCGCTTGTTGGAATAGTCCCGACGCACCAATAAAGGCATTGGACCCTTCAACCGCCGAATCCGACCCGAATGCTTTGATCGAGTTTGGTAGAGCATCAATAGCGTCAGTATAATTGAACGGTTGAGCTCCTAGAGCTTTGAATAGAGTCGTTTCGCCTTGGGTGCCCGCGCAATAGTCTACATTACAATCTGGCTGAACTACCCATATTAATTCCTTACATGGGTGGTTAAAGTTTAGTCTAATTTTGTTAGACGAAGAACCGACCGATTCCGACCCAGTGAATTGTAGCTGTTCAATTAGATATTCAGCAGGATTTTGTGCCATACGACGACGTTCATCGGTATCTAGATAGATATAGTCCACATATAGAGACGCGGAAACAAGAGATTGGGCGTAAGCCGAAGTTACTTTTACATCACTAGACGAACCAGGCGAAAGAGTGCTTACAGCCCACAAGCACTCATCAATCGCTCTTAGGTCAAGATTAATCTTCACTTCGTGATATTGAAGAGCAATTAGAGGTAGAGCAAGACCAGGGTTGGTACAGAACCAGAATTGTAGAGGTACATATAAAGTAGTTTCCGGTAGAGCATTACGAGGAGCGCACACTTGTCTAGGTGCGCTAGAGTCACACGGGCCATCTACTTCAGCGAAAGAAGGGTCAGTCATGAAAGTGAGCTGGGTGGTTTGACCAACCATTTTTTTGTAACCAGCTTCTTGGTTCTTATCTAGAGTTAATTGGCACCAAATTTGCATCCAGTCACCGTAGTGTTTGTCGATTCTTTGACCACCAATTTCTACTTCAACTTGTTCAATCAATTGATGACCTGGGAAATCCAACCAACGGGCATAAACACTGCCAGTGCCAGTAGTGTTTAGATTTTGGTTAATTTCTGGTAGAGTGACTTGTAGGTAAGTGCGGTAAGCAAGGTCACCATTACGAGAAATGGTACAGTTTACTCTACGACCAAAATCAGCTTGTCCGTTGAAAGTTTGTTCAATTGATTCCATGGCAAAGTTACTGTGTCTACGATAAGTTACTTTCCAAAAGGTAATTTGCGGATTACCTGTAAGATATACATCTTGTGCGCCATAAGCTACTAATTGCATAAGTCCACCACCCATTCTATAAATTAGTAAAAGAAAAAAAAAATAGAATTCTATTTAATTAAATTTTGAGATATAAATTTATTTAAATAATTATTTGAATAATGTTCATTATTTATATATTTAATAAATGTATAACAATTTATTTTTTGGCGTTTTACTTTCCATCCATTACGCTTCGCATTTAAAATAAATGCTTTAATAAATGTTTTTTTATTCATAATGTATAAATAGATAGTTAATATATAAAACAAACTATTAATGTATAATAATGAATAAAGATATAACTATTGATAATTTATATACAAAATATCTAAATGAATTCAATCATAACGAAGAAAAAATAATATCTAATATTTCTAAATATAGCGACGATGAAGAAAAACATCAATTAGAATTAAAAAAATTGAAACAATTAAGGAATAAAAAAAAGAACTATTTTTTAAATAATTCAAATGATTTATTTAATTATTTTGAATGTAAACAACAAATTGAAAAAAATAAAAATCCTAAAAAAGTGATTCAACGTTTTTTTAATAGAGAAGAAGATAATAGTGTAAATTCTCTAAATAAAAGTATACAAAATTATATAAAAAAAAATAATTTTGTAAATATAAATATAAATGATTTTATGTATGATAACAATGTTTGTAATAAATGTAATAAAGGTGAAATGATTAAGTTAATGGTAGAAGGTATTTTATTATGTAATAACTGTTTCAATAATGAAATATTTTTTGTGGATAACGATAAACCTTCCTACAAAGATCCTCCTAAAGAGATATCCTTTTATGCCTATAAAAGGATAAATCATTTTCGCGAGATATTGTCACAGTTTCAAGCCAAAGAATCTACTGATATTCCTCCAGATATTATAAAACAAATAGAGTCTCAGGTAAAAAAAGAACGTATTGATATAATAGAATTAACAAATAAAAAAACAAAAGAAATCCTAAAGAAATTAGGATATAATAAATATTATGAACATATACCTTTTATAAAAGACCGTCTTGGTATAAAACCCCCTGTAATGAGTCCTAAACTAGAAGATACTTTATGTAATTTATTTATGGATATACAAATACCTTATTCTAAATATTGTCCAAATGATAGAGTGAATTTTTTGAATTACTATTATACATTATATAAATTATGTGAATTATTAGGTGAGATATCTTATCTAATACATTTTCCAATGTTAAAGGAACAAAAAAAAGTAGAACAAGACGAAATATGGAAAAATATATGTATTGAATTAGACTGGGAATTTATACCTACTTTGTAGATATGTTATATAAACATATGGTCTATAATATTATATGGAAGTCCAATTAAAACAAAATGGATATGTAGTTATACCTAATATATTGAATGACGAAGAACTAGAAATATCTAATAAACTATTCAAGGATTGGTATAAGTCAAATATTGGACCTACATGTATTATAAAGGATAAACAAGTAGGTCATCAAGAACACGCGTGGTATATAAGAACAAGACCTAGTGTTATAAATGTATTTAAGGATTTATGGAAAACGAATGACTTAATATGTTCATTTGATGGTTGTTGTTATATGAGTAAAAGTCATAATTATAATCATTACTGGACTCATGTAGACCAGTCTCCTAAACATACAGATTTTATGTGTTATCAAGGTTTTGTTTCTCTTACAAGTAATAGTAAAAAAACATTAGTTGTATACAAAGGTAGTCATTTATTATATGATTCTTATGTCAAACAATATAATCTAAATAGTGATAAAAATTTTCATATAATTCATGAAGAGTTTCTAAAGGAAAACACTAAAACAATTGTAGAAGTTGAAAAAGGTTCGCTTGTTTTATGGGATTCTAGATTATTTCATCAAAATCAATGCGGTGAAATAAATGATGAAGAAAGATTCGTTCAATACGTATGTTATATGCCTAGATCATATAATACACCTGAAAATATTATTCGTCGTAAATATGCGTTCGATAATAAGATTACAAGTACGCATTGGCCTATACCCATACGATATTCGTCAAATAATATTATGACAAATGATTTATTTGATACAAAACCTTATATAGAATCTATGTTAAAATTATTATAGTCCACCTGGAAATCCAACAAGATTTGCTCCTATACCAAACCCTGCACCTGTTCTAGCATTTGTACCCATAGTCGGTATATAAGTATCTAAAACGCTAAATGTAGCAGCAGCAACAAGAGCAATTAGTATAATTTCATCTACTTTTAAACTTTGTTTAGGTATAGCATACGCAGCAATAGAAACCATTAAACCTTCAACTAGATATTTTACAACACGTTTGATTAATTCTTTTACATTTAACATTATATAATTAATAAATAGAAAAAAATATATAAATAGAGAATATAATTAAGTATAATGAATAATATAGATTTATTAGATGAAGATAGACCTATCGCTCAACAAAAGTTTGTTTGTTTATCTTTCGTTTCACCTGAATACTTAATAAAAAAAAAGGATATATTTTATTTTGAACAATTTGTTTCTCAATATGATACCAATAAATCTATGACAAAGTTTAATGAGTTTATTAATTTTGTCTCCTATAAATATAATATTTCGAGTGAGGAATTAATGAAAGAATATGAATCTTTTATAGATACATTTAAAGATAAATTAAAAAATGATGTTACAGACGATTACAAAAATTTTATTGATAAACATGAAGAATTATTAGATAAACAATTTTCTAAAGAACATTCATTTCAAACAAGTGTTCGTGGATTGAAAGTTAGAGGTGTATTTCCAACACAAGAAGAAGCTGAACTTAGATGTAAGATGTTAAGAGAAAGTGATCCGAATCATGATGTATATGTTGGACCTATAGGTACATGGTTACCTTATCACCCAGAAGCTTATAAAACTGGAAACGTTCAATATCTAGAAAAGGAGCTAAATGAATTAATGCACGAGAAAAAAATAAATGAGGATAAAGCTAAATTAAATTTTGAGACAAGAGTTAAAGAGTCTAAAGTAAATGCCATTGAGGATAATATGAAAAAAGCAAAAGAACATAATAATAAATTAACTCAAAGTATAAATGAAAAGGGTGAATTAGTTTCAATTGAAAATATGAATACACAAGAGAAGACATTAGGGGTAAATGCTTCTCTAGAAGAGATTCGTAAAGAATTATTTGAAGGGGATACAATTGTTACTAATAAATAAATAGTTAATATAATGTCTTATCTTAGTATATCTTTAGCTGATATATCATTAGTTACTTTATCAAGAACTGTATATATAGAAGATATATCTACGATTCGTTGGCATAATGTAGATATTAGTGATTCATTGACGGATGAATTTCCCGAAGGAAATCCTGAATATGTTGCTTTATCAACATTACGAGAGTACAAGAATAGGGAAGGATTAAATATATATGATGATGTATTTTATAGAACAAGAATCGGTAGAACAACTGGTCGTAATATAGATTTTACAAGTATAAATTATGAAGACCGAAAAATGCGTAGAAAAGCTGAAATATTAAAGTATAAATCCAATACTCTTACGAAACATGAATTATACCGAAAAACAATTGGGCAGAATAATTCAAATAAAATAAGTCAAGCTCAATTAAAACAATTAAGAGACACACAGACTATATTAAATTGTGAAAAAACAACAGGTTCATGTAATTCAATTATATATGATAAGAATGTTCCATTTGAAGCTAAATTATAATTATTCTCTTAATTTAGGAAACATACACATTTCTAAAGATGGAAATATTTCACCACTCATACATATTTGACTTTCATAAATTTCACCACAATTCCGCATACCCTTATCATATCCAATATAACAAAATCCGTCTTCTTTTGCTATTTGATTACTTTTATAATTAATCTTATTTGTTAATTGATTTATTCCGCCTTTATCTATTTTACTTTCACGTTCAGTTTCTTTTTGTTTTTTTTCTCTTTTTTGTTTTTCTTCTTTTATGCTTTTATTAAGTTGTTTAAGTTCATTATTAACGGTAGGTTTTTGTTTAGTTATTTCATTATAATAATTTATAATAGTATCTTTAAAATATATAATAGAGCCAATAATTGATGCTAAAATAAATACTATAAATAAATTAAACAAATAGGAAGTTTGTTCAGGTAATTGTTTGTTTATATTCAAGTTACTATTAAAATTTCTATTCTGATTTCCATTATTAAAATTTCCATTATTAAAATTTCCATTATTCAGATTTCCATTATTCGAATTAGTATTATCAAAATCATTATTTGTATAATCATTTATCATATTTCTATGATTATAT